AACTTTTCAAACGGCATGAGTTGTGACTGCAACCATTCAACCGTTTTGTTGACGGCATCAATGAATGGCATACCTCCAATATCTGGTGGCTCTTTATCGCTGCATCGGAAATCAAACAAAGCCCACGATAACTGTCTAGTTATTGCATGGATGATTGATGACTTCGCACAGCCCGGAATACCTATCAAACAGACAGGTTGATTTTTCATTACTGCTACCATTACAGCAGACTGAATGATGTTTAACGGATAGGCTATCGCCTCGTTTGCTACGCTCACTTTTTTTACCTTTCTTTATTGGTTAACAAGCAGCCACGATTGACTGCTCTTGTCAAACAACGAGGCACAATGTACTACAATGTAACACATAGTCAATATTATTTTTAAAATAATAATTTGTTATCTGACAAGAACAGCCACGCCGTAAGGCGTGACTGGCTTATACTTTTAAGTATAATTTTTTAGAGTATCTTGTGTTTGATCATAGACTTCACTTCATCTACTGATTCATCCACTAGGTAGTGCTTCGACGTTAAGCATATCTTGGTGATCACTTTACCTTTCACTTTGTAAGGCTGAACGCTTTCAATATACTTCACGTTAATGAATCTCGTCTTCAGATTAGGAGTTAACTCATTAACCTTTGCATTGTAAGACGGATCAATAGCTCCAGACAGGTTGACAGTTATCCAATCAGCAGCCATCGACATCCTTAATCTTTGCCATTGCTTTAGCAGCTATGGTGTGATGGTCATCTGCCAGAGGCATGTCAACTTCAGCTTTGATTAACTGATTAAGTATGCCAGCAGCCGAACCAAATGCATTAGCTATCTGATCTCGTACTGCCTGAGGCATTAGTGGACAGTTGATTAACTCAACTTGATCTGTAGACGCATGAGTTGAGCCTTCAAACTTGCCACCAATGTGAGGAATGAAACCTCTACTCCCAGCTTCCCGCATATTGCGGGCGTACTCTTGCAGTATCCTTGACTGCCCTGCGTATCGCTCTATTTTTTTAGTGTCCATAGTTCTATTTGCTTATACTTTTAAGTATTAGTTTAACCTTAGGATTGTTTATCGCATCAGGATTGATGATCCGTTTCCAACCAAGAACAGATTTGAAACCGTTCTCCATAAGTAGATCAGCAGCATCCATACTAATATCTACCCACTGATCCTTCGGTACGCTTTTAGGTAGCTTGGCTAACACCTCGTCGTAGGTATGCTCAATGCAATACCATCCTTTCTTTTTAGGCTCGTCGTTATGTCTCCATAACAAACCGTACTCCCTCTTCAGTTGCTGCATTAAAGCAGCATCATAAGGACGAAAGTACGGTAGCTTTTTGTATCCTTCTGGAGCTGGCTCTGATCCTGTTTTACTTCCACGGTATCCGTGTACTCTTCTGTATGTACTTGTATGTGGCATGGCTTATACTTTTAAGTATTACTTACCTATCAGATGATGGATCTGTCCGTTATCAATAGTAGCCCAAGCAATCTCAAGTGATTGCTCCATTGCTTTGGCATGTTTAAAGCTATTCTTCCTAGCTTCTTCCATCTGCCCTGCCATGTTCCTAATATCCCATAACAACTTGTTGATTGATGCGCCGTGATCACCTCCTGCAATTTCATTAAGACTTAGTGAACACCTCGCCCTTTTTTCAATGTTGTTAATGTTATCAAAGATAACCTCATTGCATTTCTTTGTTCCCCTAATGGAACACTGTATGTCTTTTGGTATCATATTATTCTCCGAAGTGTTCGATTAATAATGCCATGCCAAACTCCTCACCATCTGGCAAGGTAGGCATAGGTACACGATGTTTTACTTGGTTAGTCTCATCTATTGATTCAACTAATTCCTTGGTATCCTTTGGTTGTGGATACCCCTCTGGGATTGCATGAAACGATGCCTCGTATTGATATGTCATTTCTTTGTTTACTTTCTCTTTGGCTAATACTTTTAAGTATTAGAACATTCTTTCGCCCGATATTGTGGGACTCATCAGGTATAAAACTGCCATCAAGGCAATAGCTCCATACACAATGACAGTTAATATGATTAAGCCTATTGTGCTTAACGGTTTATCTCCTAACATGTACGACATTAGCTTCTTCATAATGCTTATACTTTTAAGTATTAACGTAACTTGGTTCCCTTTGCTATCAACGCAAAGCCAATATTGTGAACATTGTCGAAGTGGGGATTCTTCTTCTTCTCAGAATTGTTTCCCCAGACTTCAACATACCTCAAACGCTGCTCACGAGTAGCAGGTTTGCCGACGATTAGTTTATGGTTTTTATCCATTTGTTTACTTTCTTTTTGCTTATACTTTTGAGTATAAGACTCGTTAACCCTCAACACGTTGAGAGCTAATGAGTGAAAAGGAAGAGGGCCACGCAAAGCGTGACCCCCTTTCAATGTAGCTATACTTTTAAGTATTAAGCCTCAGTGTTTTTGGCTTTGATTACTTCTTCTTTAACCTTCTTGCCAACATATTGCATGGCGGCATTCACTTCTGTAGCTGAATGCTTATCAAGTAATAGCGCAGCCAATTCAGTGAGTTGATCAATCAACGCAGTAGGAGCGACAGTCTTACGACCACCACCAGCAGCACGAAGCCTTGTTGTCCGTTGAGTACAGAAGCAGTTGCGAATGCTTTGAGGTGAATAGCCACCTTCCTTCGCAATACCGATAATATACTTTTCAGTATAACCACGATCCAAGCCTTCTTGAACTATTTCAGCTAATACGAAACCAGTCTGGCGATGAGCTGCGAGAGCTTCTAGCAAACGATCCTCATAAGAATCATCTTCTGACTCTTCAAAGGTTTTCTTGCTGAAATCACTCACATCAGTAGGGACATCGAAGAAGCGATTTTCTTCATCTTTGAATGGTTCACCTTTGGCAGTTAACACCTCAGTCAAACCAGTTATTGCAGGTTTCTTTTTGCCTTTACTGTCCACTTCATTCAGCACTATTGGATCAGTAGAGAACGCGAACATATCAATTTGTTCGCCCGATTTATTTGAGTTATTGTTGCTCATTTTATTTTACTTTGTCTCTTATACTTTTAGGTATAAGTCACTAGGTAAAAAGCCGAGCATCTAAAAACGCTTTTCTCTTTTCGTTTTCTATTTATGCCTTGGGAGATTTTTAGCCCATGTCAAAAATCCATTCTGGAAAATATCGCCAAATGATATTGCTAAATATCGAGAATATGTCTAATCATTGGAGTTATTGAGTATCCAGAAAATATCGCTAAGTCATAGGATACATTAGTACCCCACCCCCGGGGTCGGTAGCCCCCGGGTCTGGGTATATAATATATGGGTTTTCGGGTTTTCTGAGCCAAAGCTGAAAACGACTTTGCTGGGCTTGGGCCTAATGTGATAGGCTGACCAGCTTATGTCCGATTTGATCAGAAACTTGCAGGAGGCACTTGAAGAAATAACTAAAACAGGAAACGTAAACGCAATTAATATACTAGAGAGAGCTATCCAGCAGGCTAATAAACTGACTAATCAGAAACAGGTTCCACAGTAGTGGGGGAATCTGACTTATTACCTTTATGCATAGGACATTTATCGGACAAATAAAACACTTGCTCACCATTTTCATCCAACCAACCTCGGCCATTACGGTTATCTGGCACTGGACATAGGCATCCGTTAGCTACGGCGGCTATGCTTCCGGGTGTTAGTAGTTCGCTTGGTGACTTTTTTTCGCTTTGCATTGGTAGATTTACGCTTTGGTTTCTTCCTTGGGGTTAACATTGAGCTTAACCATTTGAATGCTGAGGGGTTCTCGGCCATTACAGCACAGATTCCGTTAGTAGTTCTGTTGGTTAGGTTCTCTTCGTCAGTTGAATTGATGCCCATACCGTAGTGAATGGCGTGTATAACCTCATGTAAGAAAGTATTTGCTAGAGCTGTCTTAGGTTGATCCTCTATCACATAGATGGTTAGTCCTGAAAAGTCGCACCAGCCTAGCTTGTCGCCCCCAGAATCATCCTTATCAGTCCACTTGACCTCATACTCAAGCCCGAGGATGTTCATAGTAGAGGGTCGCATTAGTTGTTTTCAGGTTTATTGAACCAAGGAAGTATTCTGTCCTTATTATAAAACAGTTCTTTGTTCAATTGAACTAAGGTAACAAGTCTACCTAGTATGAATGCTAGTTGAGGACTTAGGAGATCAGCAACTTCTTCTATATTGTCTGTTGTGATCTCAAGGCTTTCGATCCCGTTTTCTGCGAGATTGGATGCTATAAGAGATTTACAGCATTCTATTTCGGTTTGAAGATCAACCTTGTTGGTTAGTTCCAGCGGTTCTTCAATAACATCATAAGTATGGCCCCGTAATTGCATATATCTATTGCTGTATCCTCAAGTGATTCATCTTTCACTGCTGATTCTTTTCCCTCTATTTTCTTCATAGAGAGGTTCAGCATTCGCTGTATCTTATCATTTAGGCGTATAGTCACGCCAATAGCGTTGAGGTCTTTAGAATCAGAGAAAGCTATATTCCTTGAGCCATAATCGTGTTGTTTCTTATCAAAGAGTTTAACAGCTTCAAGAGCTACCTTTAGACGTTCCTTTCCCATCTCTGTCTTTAGGTTCAGGTGATTTGATATTGCTGTTATTAGTTCCGTGTCCTTCTGTTTTTGGGAAGGTGCTGGCGTATTTAATCCATTCATCTTCAGTCCAATCTCCAAAGGGTGATCTTTCGTCTTGTGGCCATATCTTCTCAGGAAAGTCTTTCATGCATTTCGACCACTGACCAAAGCCTTTGATCGACCACACGAACATCGTGATCTGGACATTCTTTCTTGTGCTTCTTTATAGCTTTAACAAGAGTGTTAATGGTGGATTGCTTACTTGAAACCAAGTCTTCCTCATCCATTATAACAGGCTTCTTTTTATATTTATTGGGAATTAATTTTCCCTCTCTAATTACTTTAAAATTTTCAGTCATTATTATTTGGGAATTAAAATTCCCAGTAGAAGGTAGAAAATAAACCAATAAAAACCACCAACTACTGGGGCGTAAGAGCTATTAACAACCACGAATAACATCTCTCACTAAATTAATTGGGGGGTTTCAAGAGCAGGTGGAGCTAAGAAAAACCCACTGTTCGGAGCTATTACCTCCGACACCATTCCCCCAAATTCTTAGAACGGTTCACCGCCCGGAGGGGCAACCGAAGAAAGTCCTTCTATATTTCCAATAAGTTTTAACTTAGCTTTAACTGTGCCGTCTTTTGCTTCGTATGTTTCAGCCGATGGTCTACCCGTAGCACATACCGCAGTACCGTCTGTAAGACTGTCTGCTCGGGCTACATTTTCTTCTCCGAAGCCCATGAAGTCCCAGTATGTTTTGAATATCTTATCGGCGTTATCACCGTACCCTTGCTCCTCGCAGACAATCGTTCCTGCTATGAACTGCTTGCCTGTGTTCTTAGAAGTAAGAACATTTATGTCACGTTCCATTCTTCCTGCTATTGCTGTATTTTGCATATTTATTTTAGTTTCTGCGTTTTTAATCAGAGATGCCCTAACCTTGGCGATTGCACTTATTTCAATTTGCTGAACGCGCTGACGAGAGATACCCATGTGCTCAGCCACTTGTGACTGGGTTTTAACGGTGTTAAAATCAAGTAACTCTCTTTCAGTGCTTCCATACTCCTTTAGAAGTACCCTCCTATTCCTTTGATCTAGGAGACATCTCAGGCAGATTTCTACTGGTTTCCCAAGCGGGGAGTAATAAATACTCCTACAAGAAATACATAAGTAGAAACTTCCTCTGCCTGACGCACAATTTATAGCATAGTCACACATTGTGCAACAATTTAATACATATTAATCTTAATTAAATTCGATTTAATTCGAGGGATATTTACATTTAAAATAGCAAACGACACCTTACTCGGGCGTGATCATTATATTTATATGAAGTTTGCTTTTCCGTCCTTTTTTGAAAACTAGTTTGGTTACAGCTCCCCCTTTGAAATTTATAAAATTTCTTTTTAAAATGCTAATAAGCCCCTTTCCCAATCCTTGCCCCCGTTATCCCCGAGGGAAGGCTAAGACGTTATTAATCCTTGGCTCCTTGCCTAGTCTTCTTAGTGTTACGGGCTGGGATTTTCCAGTGGTCTGCTTTTCCTTTCTCGCATAACTGAGTCTGGCTACAGCATTCATATCCTCAAACGCCGCGTGCAACCGATGTAGCGTGTGGTTTTGCCCACTTGGATATGCCCTTTTCACGGTCTTGGGGGTCGCTAATGAGTTAAACACGCTAATGGCCCTACCAAGAAAACCTATGTGCTGATGTGTATAACTTCAGGATTGCAAGCTGTCAAACAATTTTATACATTGTGCCACAGAGTGGTGCAATTTTATGTGGAGGAAAGAAAGAATCAATGGTGGGTAATGAGCAAATCAGCGGGATTCCCAACCCCGAGCCCAGTAGGGCAGAGGTTTGTGAAGAAGGAGTACGGCCCGACATTGAAAGTAGTTCACTCAACAAAGGAGGAAGCGGAAAAAGAGATGAACTGGGTGAAGGATCACATAGCTCAGTACGAAATGAGGAAAGCCAAGACACAGAGAAAGAAGCGGCGAGTCATTTCATAAACTATGTAGCGGCAAGGGTTGGGGCTAAGCCTAATGTAATGAAGGCAGTATGGGCTGCTATAGTCCAAGAAGCTCCTGCTTATTTACTGGAGGAGCAGCGCAGCATTAATATGGGGTTTGTTGAGATAACAGCTATACCTTACAGAGAGAACTGGAAACAAATCCTTCACGCTAAGTTCCCTAAGTTGGTTCCATCATTAAAAAAGGTTCCTAGCCAGATGGCTGATGCTTACCTGTTTAATGTAGGATGGGACGCAGAACTTTTAAATTCAGAGTTATGTGAGTTCCATAGAAACGGAAGTCACTTTGGTTGGATAATTGAGGCACAAACTAAACGTCAATGGGAATTAATTTCCTATGATTACGAAAGAAAACAGAAAGCTAGACTCGGCGCGGGCAAATATGCCAAGCGTTGGATTAAAGTTGTGGGTAAAACTTCAAGAAGGATTTTTAAATATTTTTTAAATTATGTGGCGAAAACGTCTATTCCGTGCGCGTCAATTCGTGACGGCGGTAACAAAAGGGGCAATTATCTTGTGCCACACACCCCAAGGGGAAAGGTGCGTCCCACGGCTCCTCAAGACTTTACAATTTATGCTGTCAACGATCCTCAAGAGGGAGAAATTAAATCCCCAGAGGACACGGTTATTCACGGCCAGATTAAAGAAGTGCCACCAGTGCCCCTTATTCCATCCAATCCTAAAGACTTGTGGCAGCGCGGAGACAATTGATGACAATGGGGAACCTATGGGTTGCCTTTGTTTTATGCCTTTTAAGGCTAAATTAAATGTAGATTGCTGGTTAATAGAAAATGAAGACAGATACGGCCCAATCGCCAGAGAATACGGATGGGGAAACTCCATCAGAAATAATTGATCCTCCAATAGAAGTTGGTAAAGGCAAGGTTGAAACAGAGAAAATCTCTGATAAGGAGATCAATGATGCCGCTAATGAGCTTGGGCTAAAGAAGATCAAGGCAGCAACCATTAAAAGGCTCAGTGATGTTGGAATAGCTACTGAGCAGTATGGAGCTATTAAGGTAGCATTGGGTCGAGTTGTGGTTTCAGATGATAGGCTGGATCGACTGATGGAGGTTGTTCTTGATGTGGCTGAAAACTCAGAGGAACCAGAAACCCAAATTAAAGCAGCGGCAGCAGGAGCGTCCCTTGCTCAACAGATAAGTAAGAACGCTGATCTCGTTTATAGAATGCAAAATGAAAAAATGATTGATACGGGATCAGATAAAAGAAAATTCCAATCATTTGGCCCGGATCATGTGATTGTCCCAGTGCAATCAAATGTTCAGGTTAATTTGTCGAAAGAAGACGAAACCTGATAAAATAAGCCGCTATGGCGATAAGGGGAACTAAGCTACCTAATAGCTCTCTTAATAAAGACAGAAGGATTGCTGAAGCAGTTGTTCGATCTTCAAATATACCCGCAGGCCATACCAAACAACAGACCGCAGATGAATTAAAAGATATTCTTGGCATAGAAGGCGATGCTGTTGGAACCCTTAACACCCAAGAACTATTTAATAAAACAACTGATGGAGGATATTTCTAATGAGTAACACAATTAAAATTAAGCGCAGCACTGGATCATCTGCGCCAAATCCAAATTTAAGGCAAGGTGAGATAGCTTATGCTGAAGGCAGTAAAGCTTTGTATATAGGTGCTGGAACTGAAGGGAGTGCGCCTAATTACTCTGCTAGTTCAATGCACATTATTGGTGGAGCAATTAATAACCTAATTGCCCCTACTGGTAGTTTGTCTATGAACAGCCAGAAGATTACCAATCTTGCTGACCCAACAAGCGTAACAGATGCGGCTAACAAGCAGTATGTTGATTCTCATGTTCAAGGATTAGATGTAAAAGAATCAGTGCGAGTTGCCACAACAACTATTATGCCTAGTGGCTTTCCTAACAGCTACGGAGGATCAACAAGTGGAGGTCAAAATGTTATTGATGGTGTAACTCTTGCTGACGGAGATAGGGTTTTAGTTAAGTCACAAGCTTCTAATGATGCGGCATCAGCAGGGAATGGTATTTATGTTTACACTACGTCAGGACATAACTTTTCAAGGGCAACTGACTTTAATGAGAACGATGAGGTAACTGCAAATGCTTTTGTGTTTGTTGAGGAGGGTACTGTAAATGCTGATAATGGATTTGTTTTAACAACCAATAATGTAATTACAATTG